AAATCAGCAATCAGTTTCAGCCCCTCGACGGAGGTATGAAGCGACTGAAAGCCCGGCAGCGTGGCGGCAATCGCCAGCACCGCGCCGACCAGGCAACGCTTAACGATTGAAGGATTCATATTCCCCCCTGGATATTCTGCCGTCCCGCAGCAGCTGGTAGGCTTTCCAGCGTAAATAACAGGTCACCGCTGCAGTAATAATCCCCAGCGCAAGACCGGTAATGGTGGATACATCTTTAAGAGACAAATCGCCTAGCCATGCCAGAAGCAGGGCAACGCAGTAAGTGATAAAGGCGCTGATTCGTTCAAGCGTCATAGTTCAGTCCCATAACTGGACAGTCTGCGCAGTGGTTGACGCCGTAATGTCCGGCAGCTCCACCTGCAGCCCGTGCGGTAAAAAGGGGCCATATTCAGCCAGCCCCGGATTCGCCTGCAGCACCTGTTCAGTGACTCCCTGCGTGCGCCCGTAATGGCGCCAGCAGAGTGCGTCCACCGTGTCATACTGATGCGCACGCACTTTCATCAAATCAGCTCCACCGTCATATGCGGCATATCGCGCAGGCGGGACTCCGCCCAGCGCACATCGCGCCACAGCTCGCCTAAGGTTGTTTCGATATCTTCGGCTTTCTTGCTCCCGTCGCCGGTTGCGTCAAAATCGCGATAGCGCTCAACCAGGTTTGCTTTTGCCCAGCAAAACACCGCACGGCGATACAGCATGAGCCACTGGCTTTCGCCGTCGATCACATCAGCAGGGACGTCGGCCAGGCTCGCATACCCCTGCGCCCGTTGTTTCTCGCGGAACTCATAAAGATCGGCGTTAACTTCAGCAATCGCTGTCAGCAACGCCAGACGCAGGCGTGGATCGGTGACACTCCCATCCATGCGCATATCACGGCGGAACTCTGAAACCCTGACATCAGGCCAGAAACTGGTGTTTTTAATAACGTCCTGGGTACTTTCCCCGGCCTGTTCCGGCGAAACGAATTGCATATTTCTGGCACTCCCAAATAGTTGGGCGGTGGACGGGGTTTTGACGCGGCATAAAGCCTGTCGCCACCCCGTGCCGCCCCGCGCGTTGGCACGATTCGTTAAGCCGACATTGCCTGTCGCAATCGGCTTTCAAGCTTGTTGATTTCGGTTTTGACGCCAGAACTGTTATCCAGCTGCAGGGCACGCTTCAGATGGTTAAGTGCCGCCACTGCCTGATCGTTATCCCGCAGCGCGTAGCCCATCGCCTTATGAAGTCGGGCGCGGGACTGATCCGGCATATCCTGACTTTCAACGATATCGAGCACCTGGGTAAGAATGGCGGCACTGAATGATTCACCGGCAGAAAAAGCGCGCATTGCCGCATCGGCAAACTCTTCGGCAACAGCGGTCCCGCAGGTCCGGTTGAAGCGCTGCGGCAGGACCCAGCCGTGTTTAATGGCATGGCGGGCAATGTCCAGCGCACCGGTATAGTCTCCGGCATCAATGCGCCAGATCATGATGTACATCGCCACGTCGTCCTGGCCCGACGCGTCAGCATCCAGCAAACCGGCAATCCATGAGGCATAAGCGGGAAGAAACTCACGTTTGAGCTGAGCCTTGCGCTCATTTGACTGGACGGTTTTAAGGCGCCTGCGGTGTTCTGTCAGCTGTAACAGCATCTGGTTGTAGCCCGTCAGGCTGGCATTACTGCCGCCCTGCCGGGCGGCATCCTGTGCCTGTACATACTGAGTGTGAGCACGGAACGGATTCATTTATCACGCTCCGGCGCCAGCACCGCCAGCTGCCTGCGCATCAAGCGCGCCTTTCACCGCTGCCGTGACGATTTCCTGGATGGTTTCGGTTGTCAGCGCTGGGCTGGCATTGCCACCTGCCTGCACGGGCAACAGTTCGATGTTCTCAACCAGGCAAACGCCGTCGTAATCTTCGACAACATACGCCTCGTTAACGGACTCGAAGTTCTCCACGCGGTCACGCTTCGGATTGTCGATTACCGAACGGCGGCGGGAGCCTGATTGCCAGTAAATAGACAGGTTATCCAGGCGGGTGATCAGCATGGCATTCGCCGGGAAGAACGGCGCACGAACGGCCGGGAGGTTGCCGATACGCTTCTGGCTGATGATGAGATCGGCCGCCATCGCTTCGCTGTTTGGCTGGTCACGGTTGACGATCGGGAAATATTTATCCGCCAGTAACTGGCGCCCGACGATAACCACAAGCTCCGTATCTTCCTGATACCACGGCGCGATTTTCTCATTCACGGCGCCCATAACCAGCACGTCCAGATTCAGGAAATCACCGCCTTTACCGACACGGATAGTCTGAGAAATCACCTCGCCTTCGGACACGATCTTATCCATTACCTGAACGGGTTTCTCCTGGCGGATTTTTTCAAGCCAGCCGATATTCACATCCTGCAGCAGTGGATAGGTCGCGCGGTCTGACGTTTTCTCACGCTTCACGCCGTTGAAGCCGATCATGATGCGGTCAAGCGCCTGGCGGGTAATGATGGCGTCACGGATGCGCGTCTGGAAGTCCTGGAATTTGGCCCATAAATCCAGCTTCGCATAGGGCAGCGCCGTATCAGAGTTAGTCTGGGTACACTTGTACCCTTCACCGTCGATGTAAGTCGGATCAACGGGTTCACGGTCTTTCTGGGTGGTATCAGTATTTCCGGCAATACTGGAACCAATACCCAGCCCCAGACGCTCGCCGGACTGCTCATCAACCGGGATAATGTTGATTTTCTGCAGGAACGAGGAAGACTCCTGGATTTTCGTTTCCAGCGTCTGCGCGACTGACGGCTCAGCCGTATATTTCGAGGCGATATCGCTCACAGATACGCCGTTGAGTTTGGCGAGCTGCGTCAGATAGCCGTTGAATTTAAAACGTGTCTCTTTTTTCATTGTGCTTTTGCTCCGTCAGCAATCGGTGGTTTGTTCTGCGCCGTTATTGCCGGTCGCATTAGGGCGGCGTTCGCTGCGGCTGTCCTGAGTGGAAAGCTGCTCACGCAGGGTGGAGAGTGCGCTGGTTGTCTCATCAACAACCTTTTGCATATCGCTCAGCTTGTTGCTGAAATCGGTCTGATGGGTGCTGACCTGCTCCGCCAGCGTCTGATGCTCACGCGCGATGGTTTCAACAGCCTGATTCACATCAGCAAAGCGGGCGTTATCATCGGCGCCTTTGCGGGACAGCAGCTCTTTCACGCGGGTAAACAGGCTGGTTTTTTCCGGCACGTCCTCAAACTCGATCAGCGTTTCAAGAGCTGCGGTAAACAGGTTGTCTTTGTCCAGCTTGCGGCGCGCCAGGGGGTTATGTTCTGCGCTGGCGCTGAACTGCAGCATTTCAGTGCCGAGGCTTGCCGGATCGTCAGTAACCGCCAGACCAACCAGATATGCGGAGCCGGTATCGGCAAAGCTGGTGTTAACTTCCATTGAGGTGAAAAGCTTCTGCCAGTTACCGGTCATGGTGACCAGATCGTCCGTCGGGGCAATCCACCCATACAGCGCCATCTTCCCGGACAAAGCCCCTTCGGTGATTTCTTCCGCTTCCAGCTTTTCCACCATGCCAAAACGACGGAAGGGCCCATCAGGGGTAAAACCCTTGATGTGTTCCATATTGATCAGCGCGGTATATACCTGCGGGTTATAGCTCGCCGCCATCTGGGTGATCCAGTCACGTTCAATAACGCGCCCGTCAGTGGTGGCCCCTTCGACCCCAATACGAAAACGCTTAGATTTTTTTGCCATCGGTCCGGCTCCGGTTAGTTAGTTCGTAACACGTTCAGAGCCTTATGTTTGCGGTGATAGGCGCGTGTAAACAACGCGTTGGGCTTGTGCGAACTCCCACACAATGCGAAGCCGGGGAAAGTGCTGATTTGAGGCCGTATGTTTGTGCCATGACAACACTGACCCCCGCAGACCTCGATCCCCGTCGTCAGGCAATGCTGATGTACTTTCAGGGATACCGCGTAGCCCGCATTGCTGAAATGCTGGGCGAGAAAGTTGCAACCGTTCACAGCTGGAAAAAACGCGATAAGTGGGGCGAATATGGCCCACTGGATCAGATGCAGCTCACCACCGCCGCACGTTACTGCCAGCTAGTCATGAAGGAGCAGAAGGAAGGAAAGGATTTTAAAGAAATTGACCTGCTGGCGCGTCAGTCCGAACGACAGGCCAGGATCGGTAAATTTAACAATGGCGGGAATGAAGCAGACCTGAACCCCAACGTAGCCAACCGCAATAAAGGCCCGCGCAAACCGCCGGAAAAAAACCTGTTTACCGACGAACAGATCGAAAAGCTGGAAGAGATTTTCCGCGCCGGTATGTTCGAGTACCAGCGCCACTGGTGGGACGCCGGTATCAAACACCGTATCCGCAACCTCTTAAAGTCACGCCAGATCGGTGCAACCTACTATTTCGCCCGTGAAGCGTTGATAGACGCCCTGACCACAGGGCGAAATCAAATCTTTCTGTCAGCGAGTAAAGCTCAGGCACACGTTTTTAAACAGTACATCATCGACTTCGCAAAAGAGGTGGATGTTGAGCTGAAAGGCGATCCGATGGTGCTGCCTAACGGCGCCTGTCTTTACTTCCTCGGTACAAATGCCCGTACCGCGCAGAGCTATCACGGCAATCTGTATCTTGATGAGTATTTCTGGATACCGAAATTCCAGGAGCTGCGTAAGGTAGCCTCCGGTATGGCGCTGCACAAAAAATGGCGCCAGACCTATTTCTCTACACCTTCCAGCCTGACGCACAGCGCCTACCCGTTCTGGTCTGGCGCCCTGTTCAATAAAGGGCGCCCGAAAGCCGACAGGGTAGAATTTGACCTTTCTCACAGTAGCCTGGCGCAAGGCGTTTTATGCCCTGACGGTCAGTACCGCCAGATAGTCACCATCGAAGATGCAGTAAACGGCGGGTGTAACCTTTTCGACCTGGACCAGCTGCGCCTGGAGTACAGCCCGGACGAATACAACAACCTGCTGATGTGTCAGTTTGTTGACGACCTGGCGTCCGTGTTCCCGCTGGCCTTGCTGCAGTCCTGCATGGTTGACAGCTGGGATGTGTGGGACGATTTCGAACCGCTTTTACTGCGTCCGTTTGCATACCACCCTGTCTGGATCGGCTATGACCCGGCAAAAGGAACGCAGAATGGTGACAGCGCCGGTTGCGTGGTCATTGCGCCTCCCGTCGTCCCCGGCGGTAAATTCCGTATCCTTGAGCGTCACCAGTGGCGCGGGATGGACTTCCGCGCCCAGGCCTCAGCGATTGAGGAAATAACCAAACGCTACAACGTGACCTACATCGGCATAGACTCGACCGGCGTTGGCGATGGCGTTTACAAAACGGTTAAGCAGTTCTTCCCTGCCGCGCGTGAGTTTGTCTACAACCCGACCGTAAAAAATGCCCTGGTGCTTAAAGCCTACGACATCATCAGCGGGCGCCGTCTGGAGTTTGACGCGGGGATGCTGGATATCGCGCAGTCCTTTATGTCCATTCGCCGTTCAACCACCGCCAGCGGCAACCGGCCAACCTACGAAGCAGCCCGCACAGAGGAAGCCAGCCATGCGGATTTAGCCTGGGCAACCATGCACGCACTTTATAACGAACCACTGGCAGGAGCTTACGCCAGTACCAGCAACATCGTGGAGATTTTTTAATGGCTAACCGCAAAAACCGCAGCAAGGCACCGCGCGGCCAGACCGCCACCGATACGGCCAACATGGTCAGTAATGCACATGCGGAGGCGTTTACGTTTGGCGATCCGATCCCCGTGATGGACCGCCGGGAGCTATTTGATTACCTGGAGTGCGTGCAGGTAGACCGCTGGTACGAACCACCGATCAGCATGGATGGCCTGGCGCGAACTTACCGCGCCGCCGTGCATCACTCCAGCGCTATTCAGGTAAAACGCAATATTCTTACCAGTACCTTCATCCCTCACCGCTGGCTGTCTAAGCAAGCCTTTTCCCGGTTCGCCCAGGACTTTCTGGTATTCGGCAATGCCTACCTTGAAAAACGCATGAACCGGTTAGGGCAGATCATGGAACTGCGCGCCTCGCTTGCAAAATATACCCGTCGTGGCATTGACCCGGACACCTACTGGTTTGCACAGTATGGCTACAACTCACAGCCCTATCAGTTCGATGAGGGAAGCGTGTTTCACCTGATGGAACCCGACGTTAACCAGGAGCTTTACGGGATGCCGGAATACCTCTCCGCCATTCCCTCCGCCCTGCTGAATGAATCGGCCACGCTGTTTCGCCGTAAATATTACCTTAACGGTAGCCATGCTGGTTTCATCATGTACATGAGCGACCCCGCCGCCGATCAGAAAGACGTGGATAACATACGTGAAGCACTTAAAAAATCGAAAGGGCCAGGCAACTTCCGCAACCTGTTTATGTACAGCCCGAACGGCAAGAAAGACGGCATTCAGATCATCCCGCTGTCAGAAGTCGCAGCGAAAGATGAGTTTCTTAACATCAAGAATGTGAGCCGTGATGACATGCTGGCAGCTCACCGCGTGCCGCCGCAGCTGATGGGGATTATTCCAACGAATACCGGCGGGTTTGGCGACGTGGAAAAAGCGGCGCGCGTTTTCGTTCGCAACGAACTTACCCCCCTGCAGGGCCGCATCAAAGAAGTTAACGAGTGGCTGGGTGATGAGGTGATACGCTTTGACCCCTACCTGACCGATGAAGACTGACGCCCACCTGGCCAACCTTTGATATCAACCGCCCTTCCCCGGGCGGTTTTTTTATTCCCTTATGCCCTGCCTCGCCATCAGAGCGCCTCAGCGCCTCGCTGAGCGGTCCTGCGCTTTCGCCACCTGGCAGCTCACGACGAAACGCAGCGCCTCACCACGACGCAGGCGCGCACGACCAGCCCCAAAAAATGGCCATGCCCGCCCGACATTGAGGGCCCAAAACCGCGATTAACCCCAAAACCGCGCGCTCGTAGCCCCGCCACGCCTGCCCACTTTATGCAGTGGTTTTCATGCGCCTGCATGACATAAGCAAAAGCCCACCATTCCTGGCGGGCCTCAGCTAAAACGATCCTCAAACGATCATGCGGATTCATGCGCGTGATGGCGTTTTTACAGCATAATCCGGTGTGGTATTCTGATCCGATTCATCACTCTCGTTAAAGGACTGAAAATGGACATTATTGAGTTAAAATCTGAGCTACAAAAAGAAGAAGATGCCAAGAAAAGAGCAGCGCTGCTGGCCCAGTTGGAAGTGTTCAAACAGGATGCGGAAGAGCAAGTCCGTACAGAGCAGAAAGATGTTGATTTTGAGACTAAAGAATTCACGGTTGAGCTTTTAGTAAACAAATATCATAGCGGTTTAGAAGACGATACTAACGAGCTATTTGTCCCTGACTACCAAAGGGACTTTGTCTGGAGTGAAAAGAGACAATCCCGCCTGATTGAGTCTTTGATTTTGGGGTTCCCTATTCCTTATATTTTCACAGCGGATGTTCTTTCAGAAGACCCTGAATTAGATGGAAGAATTGAAATTGTCGATGGTTCTCAACGTGTCAGAACCATTCACGCGTTCATTCACAATGAGTTAACTTTGCAGGACCTAAAATCCTTAAGCTCCCTTAATGGATTTAATTTCCAAGATTTACCACTCTCCAGACAACGCCGTTTTATGCGTATTCCTGTTCGTGTTATTGAGTTAAGTTCGAAATGCAATGAAGAAACTCGACGTGACCTTTTCGAAAGAATTAACTCCGGTAGTGACATACTGAAGGATATGGAGGTTCGAAAAGGTTCAGAACTTGGTTCAACATCTCTTTACACTCAAGTAATTAAACCTTGCTCAGCGATCCCATCCTTTAAGGATTTAGCGCCATTATCTGAGGCAAAAGAGAAACGTGATGAACGATTAGAGTTCACTTTACGGTTTTTCGCATATTTAGAAAACTATCAAAACTTTGATCACTCCGTACGTGACTTCCTTAATGAATATATGCATGCAAATGGCACGATAGATACTCAGAAGCAAGATGCCATGAAAGCTGAGTTTGCCCAAGTTCTTGATTTCGTCGCCCATTACTTCCCAGCTGGATTCAGAAAAACTGTGACCGCAAAATCAACCCCACGAGTTAGATTTGAATCCTTAGCTGTTGGTGTAGCATTAGCGTTACGTGAAGACCCATCACTAGCCCCACAAAACCTTGACTGGATTAGTTCTGATAAATTCAAAGGGCTAACCACCTCAGATGGTGCCAATAGCCGTGTCAAAGTTATTGAGAGAATTGAATACGTTCGTGATAGATTATTAGAGGCTTAAAATGGACAGTTTCCGTGAGGATTTTGATATTAGGTCAGGAGAAATCCTAGCCTATTTGGACCTATTAAAGTTCATTGAAAATGCTGGAGCGGAACTACTCTCATCTGACAACTATGATAATAAATTTACTGTTACTGCTGAATCCCGTAAAACGTTGAAAGGGACAGTATACATACTTTTATACAATCTAATTGAATCAACGATGAGAGAAGCGATATGCTTCATCCATGAGACTATCTATGACAGAAACATTCAATTCGATAATCTCAAGAAAAATCTAAAATCTGAAATTCTTAAAAGACTCAAAAATGAGTCTGTAAGCATTGAAAATTTTGTCAGCGGACTAACAAAAGGCATTTCCTGTGGTATTTCTTATGGCACATTCAATAAGAAGAAGTTATTCTCAGGAAATATTGATCGTGAGGAAATCAAGGATAAAGCACTAGTTTATGGATTTTCCACATCATCAGATTACACTCACACAAAACACGGTGAAAAACTCTCTACAGTAAAACAACATCGTAATGATCTTGCACACGGTAATGTATCTTTCTCTGAAATAGGTAAGAATGTTTCCTATCAAGATTTAGAAAATGTTTCATTAGAGGTAATCGCCTATCTTGATGCTATTGCGACAAACATTGAGCATTATATTAATTCAGATGGATATTTAGCCTCCTAAATAAAAAGCCTGCTAAGCAGGCTTTTTTTAACCCAAGTGACTTTGAATTGATAAGCCAATAATACGACCAAGTTCAACCGGAACAGCGTTCCCTATCATTCTACCAATATTCCTCATCACAAAATCCTTTTCATCTTCAACAAAAGAGTAATCCATAGGGAATGTTTGTAACAAGGCGGCCTCTCGTAGAGAGATCGCTCGGTGCTGTTCAGGATGTCCAAATCGGCCATTCCCAAAACCATAACAAAGCGTTGTAATTGTAGGGCTTGGCTTGTCCCAAGACATGCGACCATAAACACTCGCGTAACCTTTTCCACTTGATTTCAAATGGCACGCGGCTACTAACTCTTCAGGCCAGTCCTTCCACGTTCCGCCAGGAACAGAGTGCATAATACGTTGCTTATTAATTGGACTTAATTTACTCGCTCTATGTAAAACATCATGTGGATCCGCTCCACCCGATTCTAAAGGAGGTAATGTACCAATAGTATCTTTAACCGTTTTATAAACGATATCATCACGTTTTACTAACTCAATACTTCCAAGCTTAGACGCCAATAATACGTGCCGGGAACGATTTTGCGGAATACCAAATTCAACACAATCAACCCTAGAGGCCCATACCTGATAACCTAAACTTACTAATGAACTATAGAAGTCATCATAGACTTTATGCTTTGTAACATCAGGAACATTCTCCATTGTTACAATTTCTGGCGAAACCTCGCGAATTAACCTTTCAAATTCATATAGCAATGGCCATTTTTTATCTTGTGCTTTGTCTTTACCTTGAGTGTATTTGGAGAACGGCTGGCAAGGTGCACAGCCAGCCAGTACCTTGATGGAAGCATCGCCATAAAGCTCAAGTAGCTCCTCTTTTGTGACCTTGGTTATGTCTTGCTCAATAAATTTTGATTTATTGTTCTTTTCATATGGGAATCGACACTCGCCCTCAAGATCTATGCCAGCAACAACATCAAGACCAGCAAGTTGCAAGCCATGAGTCAAGCCGCCAGCACCACAAAAAAGGTCTATCACCTTAACAGTCATCATATACTCCAAATCTAAACTGCAATCAGTATACAGCCCTTTCCAAAAAATCTCGAGGCTTTAGACCAAAATAGCTGCACATCTGCTTAAACATGACCTAAAACAGCCCCTTAGTGCAGCCTGCTGTCGTCTTCCCAAACCTGCTGCAGAATTTCCATCACACATTTTTTTATCTTCGTCCAGTTTTAACCCACTCAACTCAACGCCGCTGGCGCTGCCCTTGCGGATACGAATTGCTGTTTGGGGAGACAAAGGGCGCAAATTACGGTAATGCTCGGATTCAAGGGCATCCAGTATTACTGGGCTATTCTTCTGCTCTTAATCGATCATTATTTCATTGAGCATAGATTCCCCCTAACTGGTAGCGTCCATTGTGCGGCTGTACTCATGGTTACGTATTTTTGCCATTAGCTCGTCAGTCAGCTCAGAAACCCACTGGATTGCCAGCCGCTTTTCTTCGTCGCTGCAATCGCTTGCCGCCACCAGTTTTAAGAAAAAATCAATGCGCTGAAGTTTCAATGACTCCAAAAGATAATCCTGCATTTTCCCTCCTTTTACGGCCACTTACGCAATATAACTGTATGTATATACACTGTTTATATATACAGTATAATACCAATTTATAAATGTAAAACGCTTTTTTGGCCTTCAATAAGAAAGACCTGATATGGGTCAAAAACAGAAAAAAAATTCACATGTGTCAGTAATACTGACGCCATTTGTCATCCTCACGCAGCCGCCCGTTCTGGTAAAAGATGCGCAACCCTCCCCCAGACGGAAGGCTGCCGCCGCGTAGGAGTAAATTCACCTCATACTCGCTGCCATTGAAGCCCCTGGAATGCAGCTCATACTCCAGCTGCAGGCGCTGCTGCTCAGAAATATCCTGCTTGTAAGCCTTTTTTCGCTTCGGTTTTACCAGCCTGAGCCGTGCAACCAACTCCCGCCGCTCCTTTATTCCCATTCCATGCAGGTAATCCTGCAGTGCCTTTTCATCCATGGACGTAATATCCGGTACTTCACCCCCTGATTGGTTCAAATTTTCAACAGGGGGACAGTTATTGCCACGAGTCCAAGGGGCGCAAGCGCCCTGGTCGGCTGTCGCCTCCTGAAGGTCAACGGCTTTACGAACCATTTTCCACTTCACGGCATGAGTGCAGATCCGGCCCTCAATGATCGGGGACCAGATGCCATAAATACGAACACCGTGATCGCCGTAGGCGCTCGGCTCGTCGTTCAGCTCATAGGCAGTTCTGACAAGGTGATGCTTGCGGGGAACCAGGACGCCGCCCTGCTTCATGATGTAGGTGGCAAAACAGCCAGCATCAGCTGCGGCCAGCACAGCATCCAGACGCGGGTTTTCCAGTACCGGCGCGCCTGCCTTTTTGTCACTCTGCGCCCTGGCGGCCTGACCGGCCAGCAGGCGCAGCTCGCGGTACGCCTGGCGGCCAGGAATACCAAAGAAGCGGAATTGCTGGACACGGTGCAGCGAAGCCCAGGCGTTTACGTTCTCAGCGTTATCGCGCAGTGACCTGCCTGTTTCTTTGCTGATTTCCTGCGCCAGCCCGCGCCCGTCGATATTTTTGCTGATGTATTTGGCGATATAGCTGGTCGGCGTACCCTTGCGCGGGTTGATAAGCTCAGATTTGAATCGCGGCCCGGTATTGGTGCCCAGCTCCTCCCGATCCTCACGAATGGCGAATTTACGCAGCAGCGCGGTGATGGATTTGCGGTCTTTTTTGCGCATGAAGCAAAGCAGGTGCCAGTGCACGGTGCCGTCGTGGTGTGGTTCAGCAACGCGGACGCCATACCAGCGCAGCCCGGCTTTGTGCATCGCCTTACGGAAGGCGGCGAACATATTTACCAGATAATCGCTGCTCTGGCGGACTGTGGCACTGGTCCATTTCGGGTTTGGCCTGCCGTTATTAAGCGTCGCGTGAAAGCGTGACGGGCAGGTGATGGTATAGAACACGGCGCATTCACCACGCATTTCTGCGATCAGCTCCAGCCCCTTAACGCAGGCCATCATTTCGTTGCGCCGATGCGCCGGATTGCTGCTGCTGGCGTTTACCACTTCCTCCATATCCAGCGTGTCACCTTCGGCGTTAACCAGCTCATGTGAGCGGAAAAACTCCAGTGATTTGCGGCGCTGTTCGCGTTTGTGGATCACGGCTTCATAGCTGACATACGGGGACGCTTTTTTGTTAACCAGGCAGACAGCGCGCAGCTGTTCTTCCCGCCATTCACACCGCATCTGCCACAACTTGCGATACCACCAGTCGGCGCAAAGCATACGGGCAAGCGAGCCCGGAATAAGCTCGTATGGGACCGGCTTACGGCGGTGCTTTTTACGGCGCAGCTGCTCGAAAGCAGGCGGGATAACATCAAGGCGCATGGCCTCAGCGGCCACCTTTTCCCATGACCGGCGGATCTCTTCCGGCGTAACGTCTTCATCCGTAAACAGCTCACCGCAGGCAGCATCCAGACACATGCTCATGTGTGCCGCTACCAGGGTGGATAACCGTTTAACCTGCTCCTGGTTCATTTCCGGCAGGACCAGCAAGCCCTCCAGCCCGTCGTGGCTCGCCATAAAACGGAATGACGCAGAAACCTGGCTGATACGCACGCTTCCCAGGCGTTCAAGGCACGGCCTGATGGTTTCACGCAGATAACGGGAATATGCCTTTGACTTGCCCAGGCTCTCAAAATATTTAATCCGTTCAAGCAGCGGCTTACTGATATGCGCCGGTTGGGCGCTCACGTCCGCAATGATGACCAGATCGGGATTAAATTGCTGCTGTTCGCGGGCCATTTTGGCGCGGCTTAACAGCTGGTCCTGCTCCATTTCGCGTTGAACAGGATCTCGGGATTCATTGAAGAAATAGCGATCCCAGACCTCATTACTCAGGGCCTCGCGGCGCAGCTGTTCCTGCTCGTTATCCGCAGCATAGAGAGTAATGAGGTTTGAAAGCGCTGACTCCGGCGCTACTTCCGCCGGTTCCAGATAGGGGTTAATTGCCTTTTTAGGCGTGGTCCAGGGATATGCCCCGGTAGCTTTACCTCCACTACCGGGGATTTCTGATACAAGAGGCGCGACGGGACGGCCTGAGCTGATATCCGTCACTCGCAAACTCCTGCGTAAACACTGCTGCAAACCGCGCTGTCATTTGCACTCGCCAGCAAATCAAACTGCGCGCCGCCTCGTGTCGTCAGTGCCCAGTCGCGATAGGTCTCAATGCCATAAGCATCAACAGTGATGACCTCAATACGCTTTTCAGCCCGGCGTGGATCATGCGTGGAGGGAAAGAAAGTTGAATTACCTCGGCGCGAACAGTCCGCAACCATTCTTTCCCATTCAGCAACCCGGCGAACCTCTTCTGGCCAGCGCTGGAAAATTTCAGCAAGTTCAGATTTACGGGCGTGAATGCAGGGCATACAACCGACACGGCTGCAGCCCTGCAGATATAACGGGTTAGGCTTAATGCCATGGTGCTTTGCAATTGCAAAGACATCCTCATGCAGCCAGTTAAGGATCGGACGATAGACGTGCAGGCCCGGCGTATTGTCTGCATCTTCCTCCCAGTCCGGCAGCAATGCGCGTGCAGGTGATTCCTGAGCCCTGACCCCCTGCCAGCTGATAACCTCGTCATACTCTTCCAGGGCAGGAACGACAACCTGAGTCCTGACAGGTTCATGCTTAAGGTCAAAGGTGCAGAAACGGGCTTTTGTGGAAGGGAACCGGCCTTTCCACATGCACAGGTCCAGAAAAGGAATGCCAGTGGGCTTCAATATATCCAGGGCACGGTGCACACGTTCTGCCGCCTCATCGGCAGACATACCGCATTCCTGAACCAGAGAAACGGGCCATTTCTCTGCAATGAATTTCCGTTTGCCTTCGATCTGGCGAGTGAAATCAGCTTTAACACGGATAACTTTGCCCAGCTTTGATTCTAGATAGTCCAGATATTCCATCGTCTGGGGGTGTTCATGGCCCGTATCAGCGAAGACAGAAATATGAGGAACATTGTTTTCAATGGCCCGCAGCCATTGGGCAAGACTATCCTTGCCGCCTGAAATACTGATGATGTTGATGGTGCTGGCAGCAAAGCAGCGCGGATCGATGGGATTCATACGCGCACCTCACGCACAACCGAGTAATCAGGGCCGCCAGACAGATCAACGCCAGTCCAAACTTTTGGTTTCAGTACAGCAATAAGTTCGCCTGCGGTTTTCCCTTCTCCTGCAGCAACTCCTATGCTGCGTTTTGTGCTGATACGGTGAAGGGTGAAATTTCGGTAAAACGAACGAATCAGGCGGGTGTCGCTATTTGACACGACGATCGGGTGCCCCTCTGATGACCGGCGCACCAGAATAGATGCCAAATCATACTGGTCATCATCAGAGAACCCGGCAGTGTGATAACCGCTAAAAGTACCGTCATAAGGCGGATCGCAGTAGACAACATCATCCGCCTGCAGCATTGCCAGCGTTTCGTCATAGCTGGCGCAGATGAAGGTGGCACGCACTGCCTTTTCAGCAAAGGTCAGAATTTCTGCTTGAGGAAAATATGGATTTTTATAATTACCGTAAGGAACATTAAATTTCCCGCTTTGGTTATAACGACACAACCCACGATAACAATGGCGATTTAAATACAGGAATAATGCGGCGCGCTCCAGCGTGGTCAGGGATGTATCTTCGTTAAAACGCAGACGATTTTCATAATACTTTTCAGCACTGTTATCTTCGCGGAATAATACCCATGCAACCTGTATTAATCCCTCAGAATGGTAGGCCGCTTTCTTATACAAATTAATAAGGTCAGCGTTAATATCCGCGACAAGATAATGAGGATAGTCTGTTGCCATCATCACAGCACAGGAACCCGCGAAAGGTTCAACCAGTCGCGGGCCAGCTGGGAGGTGCTTTTTCAGTTCGGGCATGATGGCGGTTTTGTTTCCCGCCCATTTCAGGATAGTGCTCATACAACGCCTCCGTTGTAGTGCTTGCCTTTAAGCTCTGCGATTTCCTGACAGGTCACGCAGCACTGCACGCCCGGAATAGCGCGGCGGCGAGCGGGAGGGATCGGTGCATCACATTCGATGCAAAGTACACGGGAAACGCCCGGCGCTCTGTTGCGGGCAGTGTGGATGTGGCGCTGACGTTCTTCTTCAACGCGCTGCTGTACGAGATCCATAGAGTCAGCCATTAGTGCAGCTCCTGAGATTCGTTTTCGTAGCGGGTTGCTTCGCGGCGCAGCAACTCAGCCGCTTCAATACCGTTTAACCCTTTGTTGGTGATATGGGTTGCGAGCGCCTCAAGGCGGATTGAAACTGCAAGCGCGCGGCCTTTGCGCTCCTCACGTTTGGCAATATCGATCACCGCCATAAGTGGGTCGGTTTCGGCTACAAACATTTTTCGTAATTCTTTCTGCATTGTTCTCTCTCCTGAATTTGGGCAAAAGAATGCCCGGCGGGTTTACGCCATTAATTTCTGTTGTGGGTTAATTCGGCATGGTTAGCCGCTTGGGAAATAAGCTCACCACTGCACGAAAATGATTCATTGCTTTAACCAGTTCCCGCTTTTCGTCAGTAGTCAGATCACTAATATTGACGCCATGACGTTCAGCCGGAATTTTTGCCATAAAGAATATGGCTGCCAGTGCCCGCTCATTTTGTTTATGGTTTATATCGCGACGGTCACGCATATCTTTAATGAACCTTTCAAGCTCTGGCTCAATATTCAAACCAAACACATTCGCCCTTAATTCAGCTATACGGTTCAGTCCTTCAAGCCGTTGACCCGGGCTTAGTGGAACAGTCGCAGCAGTGCCTTCAATAGCCATGGTTTCACCTGTTTGGTAGTGGTCAGCCCTGTCAGCAGTTCTTCCTGAGAGCGAGACGGGTGCCAACGCTTGCCATCTTTCCCGATAATCCAGCCATGGCCGCAGTGCATACCCTGGCTTTGTTTAACCAACAGCGATGCGAATGACGGTTCTTTAGTCAGCATAATCACCTCAGATGATGCCGAACGAAGCACCAAGGCCCGTTACGGTGTCCACCGCACTTGCCATTGCGGGGTTGGCCTGCAGGCGTGCCTGCATGGAAACGGCAGCCAGTGCCATCAGGCGAGTTACAGAGTTAATGCTGCTGATCACATCACGGCGTCCAGCAGTGGTTTTCACATCGCCAGTAACAGCACCGGCAGCAACGCGCCCTATCTCAGCGGTGGCACTCATGACGTAATGCGGTAGCTTCTCTTTTGCCACTTCGTTCATCGGCACGCATGGCAGGCAGTGAATTTGTGCCAAGAAGCCGTCAACCAGGTTTGAATCCTCAGTGAGATCGGTAAGCAGCCAGATTTCAGGTGGTGTGAGCTGATGCGGCTGGTCTGGGTTCAGCTTGTTGCGCAGTGTCTGGACATTCATTCCCGCGCGTTCTGCCAGCTTTGCCATGTTGTGACGCAATGCGAAAGCGCGACATGCTTCATCAAAGTGAGGATGTTTGGAAACGCGATAATCAAACATGTTCTAAATCCTTTTCTATCCCAAAATGGAACTATCAGGCTTGCATTGCGACTTCACAGCCTTGAGCTGCTTCCATCGTCAACGCGAACATGTTCACTTCAACCAGACCGTTAGCGTTTTCTTTCTTGCGAATCGGAAGACGGCCTTCACGAATCATCTGGCGGGCATAGCTGAGCTTGTAACCAGTACGGCGGCAGAACTCATCAAGGGTGATGTATGGTTCTGACACCACAAGGTTAATGCTGGGGCGCATTGATAATTGTCGTTTCATGATGCACTATTCCTCAGTTTGTGTTTTAAACTTCACTATTCGGATGTATTCGCACATATTCCGAACATCACAAGACCGATGATAGGATCGCAAAACTGATATGTCAAACGCAAAAAAAACCCCAATCGCGATTTCTGCATTTAATTTTTCATCTCAAAGCGGTGGCAAAGATGCAATAACGCGCATCCTTCAAGCTTACGGATTCAGCACAAGACAGGCTCTATGTGAGCACCTGGGGGTTTCCCAAAGCACAATGGCCAACCGCTGGATGCGCGATACCTTCCCGCATGATTGGCTAATCGCATGCCATTTAGACACTGGTGCTCCGATGCTTTGGCTAGCTACCGGGCAGGGCAAACCGACAAGCGAAAAAAATGACTCGCAAAGTTTAACTTTGAAATTTAAAGAAATCACAAATGGGGTATTCGACGAGTCCATTCTGGTTCATTACGATTCTAACCTACTACCAAAAGACGCATTAACTCCCTTCTTTGTGAAGTTCGAATCCGTGGTTTATCTCGTTGATGAATACAAAGGCGAAATCAACGATGGTGTTTTGCTGATCGAGATCGACGGCTTTGCTAGTGTCAGACAGATTTACCGACTACCTGGCGGAAAGTTAAGAGTTGAAAATGGCCCTGCATCATTTGAATGCGCAGCTTCTGACGTAAAAGTATTAGGCAAGGTGATAAGCAAAACCGAGCAGTTTGTTTGATACCAAACGGGAGATTAATTAAGTGGCCGTAAGCAAACTCGCCAATGGCAAATGGCAAGCCCAGGTATTCCCAAACGGGCGCGATGGGAAACGCATCCGGCGCCAGTTTGCCACTAAGGGCGAGGCTCTGGCATTCGAGCGCCATGTAAAGGAACAAGCCCAGGATAAGCCGTGGCTGGGTGAGAAGACAGACAAACGCCGCGTTCGGGATTTGGTTACAGCCTGGTATAACGCACATGGTGTAACACTCGCTGATGGCGAGAAGCGTAAAGGCGCAATGGAGTTTGCCTGTCTCGCTATGGGCGATCCCCTCGCAACTGAATTCAACGCAAAGTTATTCTCAACGTATAGAGAGCAGCGTTTAAGCGGGAAAATAACCCGCTCGGATCGCGTTAAGTCCGTAAATCCTCGCACGGTAAACCTGGAGCTGGCTTACTTTCGGGCTATGTTCAATGAGCTGAAAAGACTTGATGATTGGACAGCACCAAACCCTCTCGAAAACGTCAGAGAGTTTAAGATTGCAGAAGTTGAGCTAGCCTGGCTTACGGTTGAGGAAGCGACGCGCTTGCTTGAGGAATGCGAGAAAAGCAAAGCAGGTGATTTAACCACGATTGTCAAAATCTGCCTTGCGACCGGCGCAAGATGGGGAGAGGCTGAAAGCTTAACTGGCAAGCAGATAAGCCCCGGCAAAATAACCTTTATCAAAACGAAAGGTAAGAAAAACCGTGCGGTTCCAATCAGTGATGAGCTTTACGAATTGCTACCCAAAAGTCGAACCTCGAAGCCACTCTTTACCGGATGTTATTCAGCATTCAGGAGCGCGATAAAGCGCGCGGGAATAGAGCTGCCAGACGGCCAGCTGTCGCACGTTCTACGACATACTTTTGCCAGCCATTTCATGATGGGCGGCGGCAATATTCTGGTCTTACAACGCATCCTTGGACATACGGATATTAAAGTGACAATGCGGTATGCTCACTTTGCCCCTGACCATCTAACAGAAGCAGTTCAACTTAACCCCTTAAACCTAATTGGTGGCAGCAAAATGGCAGCACAGCGCAGCACTATGCAATACTTTTCGACAATATACGAAATCCTATGCGCTTGAATTCACTGTAAATCATTGTTTTTAATGAAATACGGTTCGGACTCATAATCGCTTGGTCGCTGGTTCAAGTCCAGCAGGGGCCACCAAATTTTAGATTTAAAATCATATGATTAAGCCATCCAAAACGGGATGGCTTTTTTATTATGACGCGTCACTGTCCCCTTTTCGTCCCCTCTGCTTCATAAGTGAGGGCATGTAGCTATTCGAAAGTACCTAAAGTAAGAGGGAGAACGAACATGGATTTGAAAAAAAAAGCTCTGATTTTTTTAAGAACCAACCCACATTTTGGTCCTGCAATGCTTCTCTTTTGTTTAGGGGGTATTTTTCTTACAACATCTAGACTCGCTATCGTTTCTGGGGCGTTGTTTGGTGCTGGAGCTTCATTATTAGGCGCATGGATTTCTGACTTTAACACTAGAAAACGAGAGTACAGTGCCAAGATTCAAAAGGAGGAGGATGCTGTACAATACCTCACTCCCGAGTTGTTAAGAACAATAGTCCGAGTATTGAAGATTCAAGAAAGAGCCATAATCAATTACAGTGCTAATTCTTCTGAGAACAACAAAAATGGCGAGCTAAGACTTCCGCTTAATCCAAACATTCATAATCTTGTTAAGCTAGGCGACCTCAAAGAAGATTTTATTCCCCATCTCCCACTTTTGTATCCAAATGCAAGTCAGTTCAAAGATCTGAGCGGAAACAAAGCAATAAAATTAGTGCTTTACTACGATTCTCTTTTTGAACTTCAAATGTTCGTCAAGGATTGGTGGAGAAGAGAAGGCCAAGTACCTTCTAATTTGTTCAATCAAATTAGCCACCTTTCAGAAAATAGCTTAAGGCTGGCTTTAGATTGTTTAGCTGAACTTGGGATTAACCATAGCAACTATGACTCATCTCACATTGACACTGTTCCCGAAAGAATAAGTAAAGCACTTACGTATGCCTCTCAAACAAGAGAGCGCTGTTACGCAGATTTTACAAAAGCAAAATCTAGTCGCCAACCAGGAAAGTAGAATAAAAATATATTGTAGAAAAAGCGATTCTCTTCAAAAAAGGATGAAAAGATGAATAGATTTATTGCTGTCAAGGTTGGAAAAGGGGATGCTTTTTATCTGGAAAATATGGAGATAAGTTTTTTAGTTGATGGAGGTGCAAGTAAAACAAAACTCCCTTCACTTTTAAATGAAGCAAACATATTAAATGACATTGATATTATAGTGTGTACACATAGCGATGAAGATCATGTGAATGGATTAATTGGTTATTTTCAAAGCAATAAAAAATGTAAAGAAGTGTGGTTACCCGGCAGTTGGATGTCACGTCTCGATGATATGCTAAACAGACCTAATGATTTTATTAAAGAACTTATAGAAAACATAAGTGATCTTGATGAAGACTTTTTACTTTACAACGGTAACACGCTTGAGGAAATAGGTAACTTCATATCTCAAAGAAGGAGCGATTTAGATATAAATCTGGACAACGAGAGTGAAACCCATTTTCCCGTCTTACCATATAGAAATAATAACATTGAATCTAGTTTTGAAGTGCTTAAAGATGAGTCAAGATATGATAAGGCCACAAAAGATGAACATAATGACAATGAATCACTAGAAGAATGCAGCCCAAACGAAAGGAAGCGCTCATTTAGCCAAGAAAATCTCTCTCGTTTTGTCAATGAGTTAAATAATATACCTACAAATCCATTTCACCAGAAAACAATCAGTCACCCAATAAAACCATTTGATCGAAATAAAATATTTCATAGCGCAATTAATGCTGCAGAAAAAATTCTAGAACTCTCCACCCTCGCTTATAACTCTGGGGCAAAGGTGAGATGGTTTGAATATTCTAACTTTAGATCGGGAGGTGGTTTAAAATACTTCCATCCTGTAAACTCCATTGAAATATTTCAAGCTCGAAAGAGATTAGCATTAGAGTTCCTTTGTTTAACAAAAGCCAATATAGAAAGCTTAGTTTTTTATGCCTATAATGAAGACCATTCTGCCGGTGTGCTTTTTTGTGCTGACTCAAACTTCTCATTTCAGCAACGACTAGATTTTTTATCGGACTGCTTAAATCTGATAGTTACTGCACCTCATCATGGAGCGGAAGCAAATAAAATTGTTTATCAAAAGTTAGCACCATATATAAATTCTAACACCATCTTTGTCAGAAGTGATACTCGACAATCTAGAACAAAAAGTAGCCCCAGACCGTGTATAGACTATATAAACCTAACATATATCAAATACTGTACAGTTTGTTTCGGTCAACAAAACAAGCAAGATGTCATGTTAAATTACACTCAATCAGGATGGTATCCTTTTAAAACCACTGAGTGTATATGTTAATAAGATATGGTTAATTGCAAAACAACCTTAATTTGTCACACCGGGATATTATTATAAATTTACCTGCATTATTTACGACGTGGCTTTTTATGTAAATATAACTATTGTTATTTTTTACTATGATTTTCAAAAGTAAGTTCAAGTAATTTAGCTTCGCTGAAAATGGCTGTAGAGCGCAACACTAGGCGCCACTCTTGAGCATAATTCGTTTAAGAGATCTGAATAATCAGTAACTTATTGGTTTTACTCTCTTTGAGTTGCAACTCATAATCGCTTGGTCGCTGGTTCAAGTCCAGCAGGGGCCACCAAATTTTAGTTTTAGAATCATATGATTAAGCCACTCGATTGAGTGGCTTTTTTATTGGTTTTTTGAGCCGATGACGCAGCCGCTAACCGTGGTTCAGCGAAGCCGTTCGGACACGCTCAGAGGCGCCCGGGGTCGCGATCAGGCGCTCCACGGACTCCATCGTCACGAACGTACAGCTGCAGTCCACATTGGTGCACTGGTGATAGCGCTCTTTGGTATTTTCACTTAGATAGCGACTGGTACGCGCATGCGCAGAGTGCTTGCACTTAGGACAATGAAACATGTACCCCTCCACTTGATTCACATTTTGTGAATCAATAATACCCA